TTGCCTCTTAAAACAAAGTTTCTTAATCTGAAAGATTTGCGTCGCATTCGCGACGCGGCGGCGCTGTGGGGACACCCCCCTCGCGCTTATCGCCAATCCCCCCCGCGCTTATCGGCTGTTTGCGGCTTCACCCGCAAAGTGCGCTGCTTCGCCTGCCTATGGCCAAAGTTTCCGAAGCTGAAAGGTCTTGCGGGGGCTAGCCCCCACACCCCCAGTCTCACTTGCGACGCCGCGGGGGCAGGGGGGAAGGCGCAAAAAGCCGCGCCTTACCACCTGCCCTTGCGGCAGAGTGTATTTTTTGGGCGGGGCGGCAAGGGGTATCCAAAAAGATTTATAAAGACGATGAAGCCGTCTTTACAAATCTTTCTGGACGTCCTCCCCCTGCCTTGGTACAAGTTACAGAAGCCCGGCGGTGCTTCGCCGCTAAACTTCACGGGATACCGTGCGGATACAGAAAAAGGCGGCAACCGCCCAAGCAAGGGCAAGAAGCATGTACCTTAGCCGTTCGGCTATGGTACATGCGTTCTCAAAGCTGAACGCGAACTGCCTGCTGGAATCAAGCACGGTTATAGTGAACGTAACGGGGGCGGGACACTGTGCGGAATCTTGAAAGATTCCAGACTTCTGAAACTCTACATTGACGGTTTCAGAAGGCAGATTTAAATTTTCTGCCGGCTTGGGATCGGGCAGCCTGTCGCAAGCGAGAATGTCAGGGAAAAATTTGCACAAAAGGCCGCCGTCTTTGCCGTCCTTATCATCTTTGCCGTCTTTGCCGTCCCTGCCGTTTGTGCGTCCCGGAACAGCGGGGGAATCGGGGCTTATGCCGGGCTGTCCGTCCGTATCAGGATTTGCATCGGGATTCAAATCGGGGGCGGGGTCGGTGTTGGGGCGCGTGCCGGGGTGCTCATTGGGGTTCGGGTTGTTTGCAGGGTTTTCGGCGGGCGATACTTCGGGCAGCGGGCGGACATTAGGGGCTTCCGCGCTTCCGGGTGTGAGATCGGGACGCGGGACTACTTGAACATCGACCGTGGTATTGCCTTGCGCATCCCTGCCGAATGTTGCGACAACTTGAACGGGATTCCCGTTCCTGTCCGTGACGGGCCCCATATTCACTTTTGTTCCGGGTGCGACTTCTACTTTTTCGGAATAACCGGGATATCCGGTTGCCTGTATATATTTGTCGGGATTGGCATCGACTTTTAAAGCCAAAATCTCTTCCAGCTTTTTGGCATCCATTTCTTCTTTGTATTTCGGATTGGGTCCTAGGCTGAAACCAATAAAAGCCCTTGAATCGTTTATGTCTTCGCCTACACTGCAACTTCCGCCGTTCCAATCAAAATAACAACGGCTAAAATTGTAGTTCCTAAAAGAATCGTTCCTATTCTTGCGTACCATTTCCCAATACGGACGGGCGAGCCGTTCCATCTGATGCTCCATCAATTCTTTGACTTCTGGGAATCTGCTGTAATCCGACATAAGGCGCATAATCGAACTGTCAACGCCGTAGCAGCCATAGGTTTTAATACCGTTTTCGGAATGTCGCCAAATGCAATTGCTATATTCGTAGCCTTTGACAAATTTGTCGGTTTCGGGATCGTATTGGTAGCCTTGGGCTTGAATGTCGTCTTTGAAAGTTTCGTAAACGTCATAGGCTAAAAGGGCTGTCCCTACATAAGGGACTGCCCTTGTGCTGAATTTCGCGCCTAAGCGGGCAAGTTTGCCGACTCCTGCCAAGACGCCGGCGCGTGATACGCTGGCGGTTATCTTTGCGTTGATTCGGGCTTTTACGCCCGTGGGGATGTGTTTTAAATTTACTTCTTTAATTAAATCAGATGAATAAATCTTATTTTTAGGTACGAATTTATGAATTTTTGTACCGGTTTCAGTATCCACAGAGAGAGTTTCAGATATTTTTACTACATTTGCGTTAGATTCAACAGAATACAGAATCAAAATCGCAATTATCGATAACTTCGCAAAATTCAAATTTATATGTTTTTTGACCATCTTTCAAAAATTCTTTAATTACCATTTCCGAATTATCAGGAAATGAGATTAACCAAATATCATTTCTAATTCTTCTATTCCAAAAAAAAGAGAAACATTCAATAACATTTTCAATCTTATTAATCTTCGCAAATTCAACAAATTCAGATTGCGCTATAACCGCCATAGACTGCCCAAAATACTTACCCCCAACCTGATATTTATAAAGTGCCAACTGCGCCTGCGTGATAAACGGTTTGTTCATTGTTCTGCCTTTCAAAGATTGTTTTGAAAGCCCGATTTTAAAACACGTCATACGAATATCAAAGCGACAGACAAAGCCAAGAAGAAACCGAGCAAAAACCAAAAATCGACAAACATCATCACGACCCTACTTTGCCTATGTCTTTTAAGAAATTAATCAGAATCCTAAAGCCGTAAATAACGACAAACAGGATTAAAACCATAGACCCGAGATAAGCTCCGGATTTAAGCTGTTCGTAGTTCGAACATTTCGGATAATCCAGCGTGACCGGATTTCCATTCAGCACCCATTTATCGCCCACCCTTGCCGGCCTGATGATTTTTCCGTCCTGAGTAACGGTAGGGGGAAGGGACGACAATAAATAGTCGTCTGCCTGCAATCTTGTATCAAAACAGTTCATGCCGACACGATAGCCCATTTACGCGCCCCTTTTTCTTCACTTCCGTTATTTGACAGATTTAATCATAGACCAAGCCATTTTGAAGCCTTGGATTGCCAAGATGACGGTAATGGCCGCCATACCCACGGCGGAAACCATCGCCACGAAACCCATGATTACGCTTGCGATTTGCTGACCGATTGCGGCCGAATCAAAGGTATCTGCCATAACAATAGCCGGTGTGAAGATACCGGCTGCCAACAATGCTTTTACAGCATATTTTTTAACGATGTTCATCGTTTTTTTCCTTTTTTAATGTTTAAAGTAAGACGGCTTCTTAGGTTTAAATCCGGGCGAAGCCTGTTCCCGAATTTTGTTTTAATTTATGAAATAGAGCATTGAGAAAACGAAAAGAATAAGGCAGACAAAGAATCCGATAATTAAAGTTGCTTGATTCATTTTTAATCCTTTTTGCGGGCTTTGTGAAAGGCTAACAGACCGCCCGCCGAGCCTGTTTTGCTTTTATTCCGATTTCACGAAGAACTTAAATATTTGGAATCCTCCGCCTATTTCATTTACGCCTGAATTCAAAGCATCTTCGTAGCTTTCAAAATGACCGGCAGATTTTAGATTTTGCGTAAATCCGACATACCCGAACGGATCGGGATAGATGAATTCATGCGTTTCCAAATCTTGAACGATAAACCGCTCTTCATATTTCATAAATCAGCCCTTCGGTTTTTCAACCAACTGAAAATCAATTAATGAAGGAACCATGCCTTTACCTGTCGAAGTCATTTCAACCGTTACCATAACTTCGCACGGGTATTTGAGATTCTCTAATCTTGAGAAATTCTTACTGTCCCCGAATTTCATTTGTGCCGCCGTAAATCCGACAGCATTTCCCGTCTGTGCCGGTAATGGTGTTGCAACCAATACAGAACAAGTGTCTATATCTGAGCCATCAATTTCGCCTTTGAATTTTTTGGCTCCCAAAAAAGTTGCAGGATAAGTTACAGTTTGATTTTGATTAAACATATTCATTTTTCCTTTTTAAATTAAATTTGATTTGCATGAAGATCATACATTCTGTCGAGATAAAGCTGATATTGCCTCTCTGTTTCTGCATCGTGATGTGGATCGAAAAGCCTTTTATCCGGATTGAATTTATCTAATTGCTTAAATTTGATAATTCCGAGTTCTTCCAACTCAATTTCTAAATCTACATCCGGTTGTTCGTGAATAAAGCCGAATCTCAAAGATTCCTTCAATCCGGCCAACGAATATTTTTCAGGTTCGAGACCTTTTGGATAACCTGCATCTGCCTTTAAATATTCGACAATTTCATCGGTATCAAAACCCATATCAATCATAAAATTGACCAGTTTTCCAACCGCGTTTTTCGCATAACACAATTTATGCTGAAAAGTTAAATTAGCCACTTTTTTACGGTAATCGAACCTTTCCGGATTCGGCATATTTTTAAATTTCTGACAAATCGGGAAAGCACCTGAAAAATAAGAACCTTGATTTGTCAGAATATCCAAAGGTATTTCCATATCTCCGTGATTAAACTGAATTTCGAACCTTACCCATTTGCTTTCCTTATCGCCTAGCTGCCTGCCTTTCTCATAAACACGAACAAAACGAGAATTTTTCTTGCGGCCTACATAAAATGTCTTGCCGCTCCCGTCCTCTCTCCGCCAAGCCGTTCCAATCATTTCAGACTTCGGCCTCATGTTGCTGTTATCGAAAAAACCGTTATCGTGATCTAAAAGTGCCTGCTCCGGCGTGTACTCCCCATCAAAAAAATCAAGTGCCAAATCTACCCGCGTTATCCTAGGCCTCAACGAATCTTCCAAAAACTGCTTAAGCCTCAATTCCCAACCGGGATTTGCAATGTTGCAGCCTACACCTTTCAATTCGACTAAAACCGTATTGCGCTGACCTCCATAATGAACTTCGCCGTAGTCAACTTCTTCCGAACCCAATCTAAACATCGAATCGTAAAATTTATTGCCCTTCGATTTGCATCTGCCCGTGATGCCAAACCCTAATATTTCCTCCAATTTTTTGCTTAAAACAAACATATATTCAGCATCGGAAACTAAGGGGCATCCGGAAACTTTCAGCAAGGAATCTTCGTGCATCGTGAATGACAACCAATCTATAAAAACGCCGTCCTGCCTGCCCCTCCGTTGTGGAATTTCTAAAAGCTTTCCCTTTCCGTCCGATATGAAATGGGAAAAATATTCTGCTTCACTCATTTTGTTCAGTACCTTTAGGGATTTGTTTTTATTTCGCTCCCCCCCTGTTAGTCAGGGGGGGGGGCTTTCAGCCGTTTCCCGTCTTCCGCGCTAAAGCGCGTCCGACGGTCAACGACCGAAAGCCAAATCCTGACAAACTGTTAAAGATCAAAAAGAAAAACAACAACCGTCTGTCGTGATAATTACCGGATAATCAGAACCAACCAAATCAATATAATCGAACGCCTGATAAAGCCTTGAAACAGTTACTTGGTCAACGAGTTTATGCGTTTCGCCATGTCTGAACTGATAAAAACACACAACACAAGAATCTGATTTTTTGAAAATTCTCCAATAAGAACAAGAGAATATTAAATTTGCTTCTGACATAAAAAAGCCCCTTTCACTTGGCTGTCAAAGGGGATTGTTAAGAAAAGTAATGCGCCCCTTTGATAGAGCGCATCATATAAGGCGGGAATCCGGTTTTTTGAGTTTCGGTTATTTCCGACAAATTGCCGCAGCGTCAGATGCCCGGATTCCCGCTTGCGCGGGAATGACGAGGTTTTGGGTTTCTGTTTTTTGGGAATGATGGGATTTTAGGTTTCTGTTTTCGCGGGAATGACGATTTAGAAGTTGCCTGAAATTCAAAAAAAACCGAAACTCAAAAAACGGATTCCCATTTTTTGCGGGAATGACGGGATTTTAGGCATTTGTTTTTGATTTTTGCGGAAACGGAAAACCGCCGCAATGGCGGCGGTCGGCTTGCCGGCGGATGCCGGTTTCGGGGGTTAGAATTTCACACGGACACCGGCGGTATATTCGTTGGCAAATACCCTTGTATCGTCAAGTTTGCCCAAATAATTGAAGCGGTAGCCCAAATCCAAAGTAACGTTGGGAGCGACTTCAAAGCCGACACCGCCCAATGCGCCGATGCTTGCTTTTGTTTTACTGTATTTTCCGTCTTCATCTTTTACGGTCAATCGGTTCAGTCCCAAACGCGCGCCGACATAAGGTTTGACGATGGAATTGGTATTGAAGTCTTTGATGACGGCAACGCCTGCGCCTTGTAGTGTGGCGGTAGCGTCGTTAATTTTGTCGCGGACGCGGTAGTAGTCAGCGGCAATACGCATATCGCCGGCATCGTAGCCGACGGAAACGCGCGGGAGGAAATTGTTGAATGTTTCGCCATCGGCGTGGATGGAGGCAAGACCCGCGTCACCTTGTACATAAACGCCCGGTTGGTTGTCGGCGGCAAATGCGGCAGCGGGAAGGGCAAGCACGGTTAATGCAGTAAGGAGTTTTTTCATTTCTTGATTCCTAAAAATGTTCAAAATTTTTTGAATATCGGAATCCGTTGGGGAATCCGTTGGGGAATCCGTTGGGGAATCCGTTGGGGAATCCGTTGGGGAATCCGTTGGGGAATCCGTTGGGGAATCCGTTGGGGAATCCCATTTAATTATACAATATTTTTCAAATTTTTGCCTGTTTTCGGCTTTTTTATCGTTTCGGTCTGTCCGGTTTTGCCGGGGGTTTTGTTGCCGCCTGTTTGTGCCGGTGTGTTAAAATTTTCCGTTTCCGCGTATTGTGTTTTCCGCCGCCGGGCGGTTTGTTTGCGAATCGGACGAGAATTTATGCCTTCTGCCCATTATCCTGAGATGAATGAAAAACTGATGGCGGTTCTGATGGCGATGCTGGTCGCGCTGATGCCGTTTTCCATCGATGCCTACCTGCCGGCGATTCCCGAAATGGCGCAATCGCTGAACGCGGATGTCCACCGCATCGAACAGAGTTTGAGCCTGTTCATGTTCGGCACGGCGTTCGGACAGGTAGTCGGCGGTTCGGTGTCCGACATTAAGGGGCGCAAACCCGTCGCGCTGGCGGGTCTGACCGTTTACTGCCTTGCCGTTGCCCGCATCGCATTTGCCCTCAGTGCCGAGCAGCTCCTCAACCTGCGCGTCGTACAGCATTCGGCGCGGGTATG